GTTACTAAGAGATTTTAATACCGATATAATTGATAGTATGGTAATCACCGGTTCAGCTGGTGCTAGTGGCACTTCGGGTACTTCAGGAACATCAGGTGCAAATGGAACTTCGGGTATCAATGGTACGAATGGAGCAGCGGGTTCTAATGGAAGTTCAGGTACTTCAGGTATTTCAGGAACTTCAGGTATAAATGGAACTGCTGGAAGCGGCGGTACTTCGGGTATAAATGGAACATCGGGCATCAATGGAACATCAGGCACTTCTGGCACTTCTGGTATAAATGGAACTGCAGGAAGCGGTGGTTCATCAGGAACTTCTGGTACATCATTAGATTTCCCATTCACCGGTTCAGCACAAATCACAGGCTCTTTAGGAGTAACTGGTTCAATCAATCAATCAATAGGAGTTTATAGCGGAAGCTTAATCTCAAACATATACGATATATACACAAATGTACCGGCAGCAACAAATGTTATTACATTAACATCTGCTTCATACGCAACATTACTTTCATCTAATACAACTGACCCTAATACAATTTATATTATATCAGGTTCAAACTTAACTGCAGGTAGTAGTGGTACATCGGGTACTAGTGGAGTAAACGGTACTAGTGGAGTAAACGGTACATCAGGTACAAATGCGAGTGCAGGTACTTCAGGTACATCGGGTACAAATGCAAGTGCAGGTACATCCGGTACGAGTGGCACTAGCGGAACAAATGGAACTGCGGGAAGCGGTGGTTCATCAGGTACTTCAGGAACTTCTGGCTCATCTGGTACAAGCGGTACTGATGGTACGGCTGGAAGTGGAGGTTCATCGGGAACTTCTGGAACATCAGGTAGTAGTGGTACGAGTGGCACCAGTGGTACTTCAGGCACGAGTGGTACAAATGGTACGGCCGGAAGTGGAGGTTCAGCAGGCACATCAGGAACATCAGGAACAACTGGTTCTTCTGGTACAAGCGGACAAGATGGACAATCAAATACATTCTTTAATTATCAAGCAAAGACTAATATAACAAGTGGTGACCCTGCTAGTGGACATATCATATGGAATAATGCAACTCAAGCATCAGCAACATCTATAAATGTAAGTGAGATAGACTCAAATACTGAAAACATTGATATATTCTTAGGAAACATTCCATCAGGTTCTATTATCATATTGCAAGACAAATCAAATCATACTGAATATCAAAGATGGACAGTAGGAACAGGCGTAGATAATACAACTTATTGGACATTCCCAGTAACTTTAATAACATCAACATATTCGTTTGCTAACAATGAGGATATGTTGTTTATCATAGCACAATTACCAGTAGGTACTTCAGGTACTTCAGGTACTAATGGAACAACGGGTACTGCTGGAAGCAGTGGTACAAGCGGAACAGATGGCACTGCAGGTAGTGGTGGAACATCAGGTACAAGTGGAACATCAGGCAGCTCTGGTACTTCAGGTAGCAGTGGGACTAGTGGAACAGATGGCACTGCTGGAAGTGGTGGAACATCAGGTACAAGTGGGACTTCGGGAACTTCAGGAAGTAGTGGTACATCGGGAACAGATGGTACAGCAGGTAGCGGTGGTTCATCCGGTACTTCAGGTACTAGCGGAACAAATGGAACTGCAGGAAGTGGAGGAACAAGTGGCACTTCTGGAATAAACGGTAGTGATGGTTCATCAGGAACATCTGGCACAAGTGGGACTAGCGGCACAAATGGAACTGCAGGAAGTGGAGGTACTTCAGGTACTTCTGGTACAAGCGGAGTAAGTGGAGGAGCGGGTTCTAACGGAACATCCGGAACTAGTGGAACAAATGGGGTTGGATATACATCTCAAGTTTCAGCTGACGGCATAGCTAATAGTGTATCTGGAAGTCAGATTACTATTACACCAACTTTAGGTAATGTTTCTTATTATTCTTGGAGGGTTGGTGATTTTATAAAAATATTTGATGGTAGTGCAGGCGAGGCTAAGAATAACTTTATGTATGGACAGATAACTGCTACAACTGGCGGCGGAGGCGGTTGGTCTGTAGCAGTATCATTCAATACAGGTTCTGCAACTATTCAACCGGTTTGTTTCACATTCCAAAATGGATTTGATGGTACATCAGGTACATCAGGTACTTCTGGTACATCAGGCACATCTGGTACATCATTGGATTTCCCATTCTCTGGTAGTGCACAAATTACTGGTTCATTGGGTTTAACTGGTTCGTTAAGTATTAGCGGTTCGGTAGATATGAATGTAGTATCAACTCCAATCACATCAACAACAATGAGTATAGACCTTAGTTTAGGTAATTACTTTAGTGGCTCAGCATCTGGCTCATTCCATATAAATGTAACAAATCCAAAACCTGGTGACACTGCAATATTAAAAATGAATACAATAGCAATACCTACAGCTTCATTCTCATCAAATGTAAGACAGATTAGCGGAAGTGCATACGTTGTAACATCGGGTTCAAACCAAACAGATATATTAACATTCGTAGCATTAGATACATCAAATGTATTTTTAGTAGGAAGTAAAAAGTTTATATAATATGATAGTACAACCATTTAGTTATTTAGCTCCAGCACCGGTTGTAGCTTTAGGTCCACCAAATTATTCAATTACTTATTTAGTAATTGCTGGAGGAGCTAGTGGAACAAGTAACCAATATCACGGAGGTGGCGGTGGAGCTGGTGGATATAGAGCTAACGTAGTTGGTGAAAACTCTGGTGGAGGAGCAGCAGCTGAAGCATCTTTTACAGCAACTCCATCAACTGCATATACATTAACAGTAGGTGCAGGTGGTGCAGCCCCAAATAATGCAAGTAATACTAAAGGTAATAATGGAAATAACTCTACATTCTCTACAATAACTTCAACAGGAGGTGGTGGAGGAGGTGTTTTTCAAAACCGCGCCGGTAAAAGTGGTGGCAGTGGCGGTGGAGCTGGTGCACAAGCTGGTGGAACTGCAACTGGAGGTGGTGGTACTGCAAATCAAGGATTTGCTGGGGGAAATTCCGATGGAACAGTAGAAGGTAAAGTTGGCGGTGGAGGAGGTGGAGCTGCTCAAGTAGGTAAAAATGGTAGTGCTTTTGGAGGAACTGTTGGGTTTGGTGGTGATGGTGTTCAAAGTAGTATAACCGGTACAGCTACATATAGAGCTGGTGGCGGGGGTGGTGCACCTGAAGGAAGTGGGCAAAGTACTGATGGTGGTTTAGGTGGCGGAGGAAACGGTTCGCAAGGTGCTGGTGGTTCTGGAACTGCTAATACTGGTGGCGGTGGCGGAAGTGGTGAAAGAGCCAGTACTACTACTGGGGCTGGTGGGTCTGGTGTAGTAATATTAAGAATATCAAATACTATATCAGCAACATTTAGTGCAGGTGTAACACAAACATTGACAACTGATGGAAATTTTAAAGTACACACAGTAACAGCAGCTGGAGCATCAGATACAGTAACATTTAATTAAAATGAATAATATGGCACATTACGCATATTTGGATGAAAATAATATAGTGACTAACGTTATAGTTGGTAAAGATGAAAGTGATATAGTTTTAGATGAAAATGGAAATCCCTATGATTGGGAAGTATATTATGGAGCTAAGAAGACTTCATATAATACAATAGGTGGAGTGCACTTATTAGGTGGAACTCCATTCAGAAAGAATTATGCTGGAATAGGATATACATACGATGAAAGTAGAGATGCTTTTATAGAACCTAAACCCCATGAAAGCTGGGTATTAAATGAAGATACATGCACATGGGAAGCACCAATACAAAGACCTGAAAACATAGATGGACATATATGGATGTGGAATGAGGAGATATTAAATTGGGAATCAATAAAATTTAATTAATATGGAAACAGTCTACTTAGGAAATACTTTAATAAACGATGTGATGTTAGGTTCACAAAGAATGGATGATGTCATATTGGGTAAACTAATACCTACTACAACCTCTACCACTACTGCACCACCAACAACTACAACAACTACGTTATCTACTACTACAACTGTAGCTCCAACTAGTACAACTACAACTACAGAACAACCAAAATATTATCTTCAAAATTGTAGCTCATCAGTAGTGTACACAGTAACAAAAGCTGATGCTTTAGAAGCACCAACTGCAAGTTTGGTTTATAAACCTTATTCAGCAGCACAACCTCAAGTATTTGATAGTGGCAGTTGTTTTCAATTTATAAGTGCTTCATTAGAAGCACCATTTGCAGCTGTAATATTTGGAAATTCATTCGTTGATTGTGCAACTTGTATAGGTACAACAACTACAACTGCAGCACCAACTACAACTTCAACTACAACAATTACCCCACCTACTAGTACAACTAGTAGCACAACTACTACTACTGCTGGAACTACAACAACTACTACTGATGGTACAACTACTAGTAGTACAACAACTACAACCGCAGCACCTACTAGTACTACAACTACAACTGAGTATTTTACAACAACTACAACAACAACGGCAGCACCTACAAGCACAACAACTACTACTGACGGTACTACAACAACAACTACCGATGGTACTACTACAACTACAACATCGGGAACAACTACAACTACCGCTGGAACTACTACTACTACAACTGATGGTACAACTACAACAACTACTGCAGCACCTACTAGTACTACTACAACAACGGAGTATTTTACTACAACCACTACTCAACCTTAAAAAAAAAATAACTACAAAACAATGGTTGATTGTTAAATGATTAAAAATATATTAATATGAGTAATATAGTAAACCAAAGAGGATATATAACTAACCCTGGTTTTGCTGGTGGTGAACCAGTAACTCCATTAGGGCCTGTTGATTTTTCCTATGTAAATTTGGGCTATGGTAGTCTATATGTTGGTACACAAGGAAATTTAACAATAAAGTGTGCAGATAATTCAGTAGTAACATTAGTATCAGCTAGTGGATTTATTCCTGGTTTAGTTGCAGCTGTAAGTTCTTCTTCTACTGCATCAAATATAGTTGGTTTTGATAAAGTTGTAATTCAACCAGTAACTACTACTACAACAACTGCAGCACCAACAACTACAACAACAACTACAACAACAACAGCGGCTCCTTAAATTAAAATAAACAAACAATAATATGAACGCAAAACACGTATTAAATAAGATTATAGCAGCTTTATCAGCAGATAAACCTGTGGAAATGACATACGCTAAATTAGCAGATGGAACAATCTTAGAATCTCCTACCTTTGATGTAGGTGAATTAGCAGAAGTAGTATCAGAAGATGGTACTAAGTCTCCAGCTCCTGAAGGAGAGCATGAAGTAATCTTAAAAGATAGCGAAGGAAACGATGTTAGAATTAAGATTATGGTAGATGCAGAAGGTAAAATTACTGAAAGAGAAAACGTTGAATTAGCAGATGCTGCTAAGGACGAAGAAGTAAAGAAATTACCTGAAGATATGGCTTCTATTGCTGGTGAAGATATCGGTGGTGAAGATGAAGATGGTGGTGATTTACCTGTTGAATCAATCCCTGAAGATATGGAAAAGAAGTATTCTGATTTAGCATATCGTATTGAGGAGATGGAAAAGAAAATAGCTAAGATGGAAGAAATCGGAAAAGCTAAAGAAGATGAGATTGAAGGTAAACCAGCTGAAGATAAAAAAGAAGCTGATGTAAAGATGGAAGAAGAACTTCCAAAATTAGATGGAGCACCTATTGAGGAGAATCCTTCTAAAACACAAAACATTAAAATGAGTAAGAAAGATAAAGTTGCAAATACGCAATCTAATTTCTTATCAAAATTATACAAATAAACAAAAAAAACTTATTGACATGAGAAAAAATCAAAATTTCACACAACCGTCAGTAACAAGTACTTACGCAGGTGAGTTCGCAGGCAAATACATTGCAGCGGCTTTACTTTCTGCTCGTACTTTGGACAACGGTTACATCACAATCATGCCTAACGTTAAGTACAAATCAGTAATTCAAAGAATCGCTGTAGACTCTATCGTTAATGACGCATCTTGTGATTTCGCAACTTCTGGTACTGTAGCTCTTACTGAGAGAATCTTAGAACCAAAAGAATTGCAAGTAAACTTACAATTATGTAAGCAAGAATTCGTAGATAGCTGGCAAGCTCTACAATTAGGATTTAGTGCATTTGATACTATCCCTGCAACATTTACTGACTTCTTAGTTAGTTATGTAGGTGGTAAAGTAGCAGAAGCAACTGAAATCTCTATCTGGCAAGGTAATTCAGCTACTAACGGACAATTCCAAGGTATCTACAACGAATTATCTTCTTCAGTAGTAGCAGGTGGTGTAAACGCTCCTGTAACTTCTTCAGTTTCTGGTTCAATCACATCAGCTAACGTATTAGCTGGATTAAACGCTTTAGTAGATGCAATTCCTGCAACTATCTATGGTAAAGAAGACTTGATGATTTACGTTCCAACAAACGTAGCAAAAGCTTACCAACAAGCATTAGCTGGAGGTTCAGTAGGCGCGAACGGCTGGAACAACCAAATGAACGTTGGTGAAAAACCATTCAACTTCAATGGTGTTGAAATCGTATTATGTCCTGGCTTACCTGCTTCAGCAATGGTAGCAGCACAAAAATCTAACTTATTCTTCGGTACTGGTTTAACATCAGATTACAACGAAGTTAAAGTGTTAGACATGGCTGACTTAGACGGTTCTCAAAACTTCAGAGTGATTATGAGATATACAGCGGATACTGTATTTGGTATTGGTAACGATATCGCTATCCACAAAAACTATTAATTTAATTGAGTGAATAATGAGAGGGTGGAATTCCCTCTCTCACTCTTTAAGTTTCAGAAACTAATAATTAAAAATTAAAAAACTATGTCTTGTAATCTAACAGCCGGTCGTAATGAGGTATGTAAAGAGTCAGTAGGTGGCTTAGCAGGAGTTTACTTTGTAAACTACACTGGTTCACTTGCTAACGTTACCGATGGTGATAGTGATGCTTTAATTAGCACTTTACCATCTGGTCTTACTGCATACTACTATGACCTAAAAGGAACAAGTGCATATACTGAAACTGTTAATACTTCTAGAGAAAATGGTACTACATTCTTTTCACAAGAATTAGTATTGAACTTGAAGAAATTAACAAATGAGATGACTACTCAATTAAAGTTGATGGCTTACGGAAGACCTCAAATCTTTGTACACACTATGAATGGAGAAACTCTATTAGTAGGACAAAGAGAGGGAGCAGATGTAACAGGAGGAACTATTCAGACTGGAGCAGCTATGGGTGACCTATTTGGTTATTCTGTAACTTTCACTGGACAAGAGAAATTCCCAGCATCATTTATCTCTGGCTCTACATTCGGTAATCCGTTTGGAGCTGTGGTAAACCCACCATCAATAGTAAGCGGTAGCTAATCAGTATTACACTTAAAGAATATTAAAGGGAGACTCAGTTCTCCCTTTTTTTATGCAATCACTATTTTTCATTACTTCATTGTTAAATGTATAGATAAAAACAATTTAAGTACAACCTAATGCTAGCTTATTTCATATCTGGAAGCAATAACTACTCATTTAGAATAGCTCCAACCGGCTCATCACAACTTACACTCAATCTGCAGAATATGCTGACATTGGTGAATACAACTTCATCAATCAGTGCATCAGGCAGACCTTATACATTTCAACCGTATGAGAGTATCCTTAATTGGACTGCATCTATTTCAGGTGCACAAGTAGGTGACCAATATAGAGCATTTATAACTGATACAACCTCCTCAATATGGGATGGTTCTATTTCAGTATTTGCTTCTCAATCAATAGATAAAGCAGCTTATCAAAATCAATTAGGTGTTGAAGAAAGATATATTAGTAACCTAACTGATAACGAATACATTATAATGGAATAACAATGAAAGAAAAACAAAGTTTCTCGGTAGTAAACCTAACATCGCAAGAAATCCCTATTGTAGTAGAGGATATTAAAACACGCTACCAATGGGTGCCTGTTGGTATTATAACACCAGATGATTACTTCCAAAACATAACGGATAGCTATACAACCTCTACAACTAATGCGGCTTGTATTGAAGGGATAGCAGATTTAATATTTGGTAAAGGATTATACTCTAAAGGAGAAGCGTTTCAAAATGTATTAGATAAATTAATTCCGCAAGAAGAACTTAAGAGAGTTATCTTTGATTTGAAACTATATGGCAACTCTGCATTCCAAGTATATTGGGATGATACTCATACTAAAGTAGTTAAATTTTATCATACTCCAATTCAAACAATTCGTGCTGAAAAGATATATGATAATCCTAAAGTGGAAAACTATTACTATTGTACTGATTGGAGTGACCAAAAAGCACAAAGAGCTAAAAAGAAAATACCTGCTTTTGGAACATCTAATGAAAAGATGGAGTTACTTTATATTAAGAACTATACACCTGGTAAATACTATTACTCATTACCTGATTGGATGCCCGGTTTACAATTTGCATTTGTTGAAGCTGAATTAAGTAATCTTCACTTAAACAATATTGAGAATGGGTTTATGCCGTTAGTAATGGTTAATATGAACAATGGTATTCCAGCTCCTGAAGAAAGACAAGTAATAGAATCAATGATTGAGCAGAAGTTTACAGGCACTAGAAACGCTGGTAGATTTATGATTTCATTTAACGATGATGCTGAAAGAAGACCTACCTTAGAAACAATCAACATAGATAATTTGCATGACAAGTACAAATATGTTGCTGAATACGCACAAGATAGAATCTTAGTTGGACATAGAGTAACCTCTCCATTACTATTTGGTATTCGTACTGTAGCTAATGGATTCAGTTCTCAATCAGAGGAAATGAAAACAGCATTCTCTATCTTACAAACAATGACAATTAATCCATTCCAAAACTTAGTAATTAATTTCTTAACTACTGCGTTATCTGAAGGTGGATACGATGATACTGAATTGTACTTTGAACAATTAACTCCATTGGCTATCTTATCACAACAAGCAGAAGAAACAGGACAAACAGTTGATGAAGTAGCTGAAGAAACTGATAGACAAATGGAAAATCCTTCAACTACTGAAGATGAAGGAGCGGTTGATACTAATATAGAAGAAGAAACCCTAATGGATTTTCAAAAAAGTAATCCTAACTTCTCTAAGAACTTTGAAACATATAAATTATAAGAAATGAGCTACGCACTATTTGTAAGCAGAAACGATATTATTAAGAATTCACCTTTACAGGGTGCAATTGATGCAGATAGACTGTTACCATTTGTGAGAACAGCGCAGGATAAATACATGCTAAACCTATTGGGTACGGTATTGTTTTATTATTTGCAAGGACATATTGAGGCTGGGACAGTTAATACACTATCGGTGTTTTACCAAGACCTAATCAATGACCATATCAAACCAACTCTTATTTGGTACTCATGCGTTGAGTATGTACCATTTAGTTCGGTTCAATTCAAATCTGAAGGTGCAGTTAAG